AATTTGGCACGGCCTGCATCCGACGCAATGACCCAACCTTCTTGGCCGGGCTGTTGGCGATCCAACTGATTCAGCATGTCTGTTTTGATTTCGTGCAACAATAAAAAGGCAGTAAAGGCCGCTGAAATACCGTCTAAATTACTGCGCGGACTTTGCAAATATTCCACAATGTTGTTGTATTTTCTTGGAGTCACTGACTTTTGTAACCATGGACCGAAGTCGGCCAACAAGTTATCATAGTTGGTCATTATTCTTGAATTGATATAACGCTTGCACAACTGTGGCAAATCTGTAATTCCAGCGGCACGTAATTCTGCAGGATTAAAAAGACTGTCAATTGCTGAACCGTGCTGTGCCACAACTGATCTTAATTCTCGTTCTAATTTTCTGCTGGGCGTGACATTTTTGATGTCTTTTACAGTGGGCTCAATTAATAACAATCCTGGATGCGGATTGAAAGAAATATGTTTTATAGGTTCAGCTGGTGATTGTGGATCAGCATAACGTGTATGCACTGCTATGCCCACTTCAGATTCACCTATTGCTTGTCCTAGTTTGCTGGATGCAGGAATACGATATTCAACAAAGTTGGGCTTGAACACATAAGCACCTGCTTGCTCGGGAGGAGTTTCAGTATAAAGTAAATCGCCCTGTACATAGCCTTTAAAGTTGGCAGGAGTAGCGGCTTCTAGCATGGGCCATAGTTTAGCGTAAATGCCAATTAATTCGCCACGCTCACCTGAACGCATGTTTTGTATGCGTGCCAACTGATCAGGACTGGTTGCTAGGCCATCATAGCCTTTGGCCATGAAGCCTGATTTGTCTGTGAGCACAAAACGTCCCTCAGGGTTACGGCCCCAGATGATGGCAGGTTTGCCGTCCCACTTGACTGTGGTAGTAGCAGCGGTATTTTCTGCTGCCGACGTAATAATAGCTAGAGCTTCTTTTATGCCACGTGTGCCACGTTCAAACACCAAATCTTCCAAGTGTTCAATTCTAGCAGCTGCTTCTGTTAGAGTTTGATTTTCAAATATGGGAGTCATGCCTTGATTGACAATTCTATCACGCAGGCGAGCTAAAAAGTTTACTTCTGTGTAGCCAGTGGGCGGGGGTAATTCCATGCCTTCCATAAAAGGCACACCTTCACGTGCAAAATGCTCACGTGCATCTTTTAATTTCTCATCCTTTTTAGGATCTTTTTCCAAAGCTCGAACAATGGATTCCACTGACAATAAATCTTCTCTTGTGGCTGACTTGTTTAATAATATTTTTGCTATGGCATCAGGATCATTACTAATGATTTCATTTGTTGCGCGGTCCTGTAAACCAGCTGTTTGATTTAATTTATAGCCCATTGATTTGGCCACGGAATTCATTAAGACATTACGATCCTGCCCTTTATAATTGCTGTCAGCAGGAGCTGATAGTATGAATTTTGAAAATGGCACATCCTTTAAAAACATAAAGTCTGTTTGTACATAACCTGAATCAGGACGTCCATTAATGGGTGTTTTAAAGTGTACTGAAATACCCGATTTACGAATATATTCTTCAGGCTTTAGTTTGTTCATTTGTGCCCATTGTGTCAATTGAGCAACCATTTGTTCTTTGGTGAATTGATTGGCATCCACAGCTAGATCTAGATCGCCCGACGTGGGTTTGCGTCCGGTGCTGCCTAGAGTAGCATCCTGCAGATCCATGCCTGTGAGTTGTTCCAACCAAGCAATGGTGCTTCGAACATCTGTTTGATTGATGCGTTGCGTTAATGCACGCCCTGACGCATCTTTAAAGATGTTGCCGCCTTCAGACAAATTCATCGGGCGAGTCCTAGACGTTTCAAAAAGGCTTGAACGAATCCAGGATTTTGTTTGGCCTGTGCTTGGAATGCTTCAAGTTGTGCCCGGCTCAGTCCCAGTTGCTGGATTGCTCGATCTACATCAACTGAAGTCATTACTGCGCCAGCTTGTCTAGTGGTAGGAGTATTTGCGGCAGGTGTTGCTTTTGCAGGGCTAGCACTGCCAGCATATAATTGTTCTAAATATGCAATACTAGTAGGATTTGTAATGGGTTGACCCAATTCATTTTCCCAACCTTTGTCTGTTTTGTAATAGTTTGATTTAGGGCCATTGGGTTGGCCAGCCGGTGGAGCTGAGACCAATATTCGTTGTCCTACTGCTACTGCACTGGTTGGTTCAGGTGCAGTTTGTCCAGTAAATCCTTGCTTTCTCAATATCTCAGCATACTTGGCAGCCTGTGCTTGTGTTTTGTCTTGTTGAGCTTGTCCTGCTGCTTGATTGATCGCAGCGGCTTGTGCCGGTATGTTTTGAATACCACGTTTAACAGCACCGCCGGCTGATTTAATAGTGTCAGCAATGCTGGCTTCGTTTAATTTCTTTTTTGTTAGCTCATGAATTTGCATCTGTTTTTCTCACTGTACGAGTAAATTTACCAGGGTCTTTGAGCTTGATCGCATTCAACAACTTACGTGTGAGATTTTCAGCTTGTTCTGGTGTGTATGTTTGTTCTATAGATTCCAGCAAGCGTATGGCTGATGCAATGACGTTGGAAGCACGATTTTCAATGACATGGCGTTGATCACGCTCAATATACATTGAATCCAATTCTTCTAATAAACTGCGAGTTTTCTTTTGCATATGGGCTAGAACCTTTTTATTATTTATCGTATTGGTTATATTTAAATTTACAAATATTATTTTGCAACTTCAATTTGTAACAACGGTATTCTATTGGGATTTTTTAAAATCCATTCAATGGCATCGGCCACGCTCGACAAACTTAAATATTGCTCATTTCCAGCTTTGCCATCATTTAACCCAGCAGCAATAATGTAACTGGTTTTAACGCCAGTGATTCCTGTTTCGTCATTTAATTGTAAACTGCGAGCACGTAGCTCTCTTTTTGATCGAATGTATTCAGCATGTACGTCAGAATCATTCCATTCTGCAGTGGAACCAATGTTGATAATATGTCCTTTGATATCGGCCTTCATCCACTCAGCATGTGCCAGTTCCATTAATTTTAATTGGGCTCCAACACAAATAAAACTGCTGTTGATAAAAACGTTATATTTTTTAATATTTGTTCGGAAATATGATTCACTGTGATTGTCCAACAATCTTAAATCATACCCTGTGTTTCTACTGGCAAATTCAGCTGTTGAAAACACTTGTTTTACAGCAGAAGCCACTGTGGGATGAGCAGGATTTCCTGTGCATAGTATCATAACAGTAATGCACTCCACTCTGGGCATATTTTGGCATACTGTGTGAGTCTCACACCGTCAAGTTGATTGATCGATTTCCAAAAATCATCATGATTTTGATCATTGACAGTCAAAGTATTAATTAAATCCAACAGCTGAGGATAGTTTTGAAACTTTGATTTCAGTGTCTGGTGCAACGATTGCGAAACATGATTGATTGCATATTTGCCAATGGCCTTTTGAAAAATTAAATTTGTAGGATCTCCGTATCTATTGCAGGAAAAATTGTCTTGATACCAGTCGGTTAATTCGTCAAGGTAAAACAAATTAAGATATCCCCACACACAATTTATATTAAACATGTGATTGTGTGGCATATTGTCTGTGTACCATTTTAAATTGTCAACTATTTGATTCCAGTCTGCGCCAGTACGCTGATAATTAAATCGATCTCCAACATCGTCGATGCTAAAATACAACTCAATTAATCGACACTGTTCCCATAATTTTAAAATTTTGTTACTGACTCTTTGTGTGCCATTGGTATTGTAAAACACACGCACCTGGCTTAATCCCTGAGTTTGTTGTATTTTTTCCAATAATTGAACATGTGCGTCTGACAGCAACGGTTCGCCGCCGCCATGAAAATGGATGTTTTTAATATTGCCAATGGCCGCGGTTGAATCAAGTCTAATTTGATTTAATTTTTGATATTGAAATTTATCAATGGATCTAGCAGGATATATTTTTTGATAATCAGGAATCCATTGTGTACTGCTTTCTGGGCCACAAATAACACATTTAAGATTGCATAAATTTCCAACACTGTAGTCCAGGCCCTGAGGGCCGTCTAAATCAATGTTGGTATCACAGTGAAATTGCTCGTATAATTTTTTTGATGCAATACGGCGACTTTCCAATCCATGTGCTTCGGCTTGATAACAGGCATTACAACCCGGAATCGGAATGTCATTTTCAATTGCTTGTTTTAATGCCCGATGTTCCGGACCGTTCCATACTTCAGCAATGTCAATTTTGTCGGATGTTTTAATATAGCCAGTGAAAAAACTACAGGGGTTGTAGCCTATTTTATCGTTGTGTGACCATATTGCAAGATTTTTATATATTTCGTAACAGAAATATTTTTTATCATTCATGTATTAAAAATTAGTTTTAATTGAGCCCAACAACTGCTTTAGTTTAGCACTTTGCACATCTGCCACTGGTGCTGAAGTTTCTTCTTCGCCTGTGTCCTGAATACCCACTCTGCTGCTGGCTTTGATTTGATCCATTACGTTAGGACGTTTAACAAATCCGCTGCTTTGTTGTTGATCTT